GACAGTACGACCCCGATGTGAATCTGATGGCGCAAGATCTTTTTCACATGGCCCAGAAAATAGGTTCCAATGTCACGATCATGTTCGCGACACATCCCCATATGGAAATGAAGTACCTCATCGTGGTCGATACAAGGACTGGGGGAAGTATTCGCATTGATTTTCCAGAGGGAAGTTCGCTTCCAGACTTGAAGGAATGGCGGGAGTGGGCCGACGATGGCGAGTGATATCAATTTGTATGTGATCGACAAAGTGGACAAGCCTTATAGCGGCGGGACTGTCTCGCTGCTTAATGGGGTTCCGATAGGTAGAGGGGTGGGCGTCAGGCTCCCATCTGGAATGACGCATTGGTTCGACGATGAGAAGAAAGCGAGAGCCTCAAACTATTGGCCTAAAGGGTGAGTAGGTGGGGCCGATAGTTAAAGGTTAACTATCTGAGATTATTTTTTAACTTGAAGGGAAGTGATATGGAACCGAACCGAGAGCATGACTGCAAGATCGACGGGTGCCATTGGGAGCATATGTACGGGTGGATGGTCTGCCGGTACTGCGGGACGGATATCCCGAAGGACATGACACCAGCATGGATGGAGGAATAATAAGATGAAGGAATTTTACATTCACTTCCGAGTACGAGCGAGGAACTATGAGGAGGTGGGCGAGCGCAATGTACCTGCTCACTGGCGGATACTAGGGGGGGATGATGTCTACCCTGAGCAACGGGCGAATGCGATTGTTAAGGCATTCAAGCAGGCGGGCATCCGTTGTTACTCTTCTGAAGCTAAGAAGAAAAATAGTTAACCTTTAACTTTTGAAGTTATTTTTTAATCCGAAAGGGAGATTTAAGATGCTTAAGATTTACCTGACTTCTACCGATGGCAATGGGAACAAAACCAAGAAGGCACTCCACTCTGTAGGGGATAGGGATAAAGCACTCGCTGCTTGCTGGGAGATCGCTCAAGCAAACGAAGAGGTAGCGAAGGCTAACGGGTGGGATACCAACCTCATGATATCGTCTCAGTTTGAATGGTGTGCTGCTCTTCAGCAGATCGACAAAGCCACAGGGGAAACAGTACGAAGCTATATGTTTTCATACGAGGATGAAGAAGAATAGTTAACCTTTAACTATTTGGAATTATTTTTTAATCTGAAAGGGAGATTAAAGTGTTTGATTTTTTTGTTTCTTTGGTAGCATCTTATTCGATTATCTTGTCAGTTCACTACGGTGTTATCCGTAAGTTTTACTAGGGGGAGTAGATATGTTGCGAGTAGAAGAAGCTATTGACATTGTGCTTGAAATAGCCAGAGGGAATATGATTACCGAATCAGAAGCGAGTGAGAATGATCTCGAAAAGGAAAGGGAAGTACAGGTCGATGCCTGTGGAGTCATTGAGGATTTTTTCGTTAATGTAGTTTTTAAAGATTGGGAGGAATAGATCATGTGTGATGGATGGATTGCAATCTACAACGGAAAGAGAATTGAGATCAAGAATGATGGGAGCGTGAACGGGATCTACGGAGCCCAGCTCAAGGCAATGGAGATTCTAAAAGTTCCCAAATCGAAACGGGGGTTGATGGCTATTGCTCCCGCATACGAGGAGGAATAGATCATGCACTACACACGAAGCCATCTATGGGATCATTCAAACAAGCCAGATGTACCGTATCGCGTGGTCATTGAAGGCGAAGAGTTCCGGGTGTCGGACACCACTTGGTCAGGCAATAGAGGGTGGGAGCTTCTCCTGTCTACTGATGACTCGCCTAATTGCAGGATGGTGGCGCTCGCTCGTTGCTCCGCAAGAAAGGTGAAGGAGGTGAAGTTCTACACATCGGGAGAGAACGTCGAGTTCTACTACCGATAGATATAGTTAAGCCTTAACTATCTGAAGTTATTTTTTAATCTGAAAGGGAATAAACAATGAGCATGATAAAAACATGGAAGATAGGTACGCCAAACTTTGTTAGCCGGGAACATGCCTACGCCTACTACAAGGGGTACGGGGATGATCGTGCCGCAGTAGATGAGAAGATATCTCAGATGGAAATTAACATCGGCCAGCCGGAAGCATGGAAGGATCATGTCGTGGTGGCGGATGAGGATGGTAGGTATCACCAATCACATACCGAAGGGAGTTCAGAATGATGACATCAAAAGATCTTGAGATCGTTGCGGAGCTGGCAGGTCAAGCCATCATGACGGAATCAGATGCGGAAGAGAATGACTGCGTGGACGGTCGCAACGAATGTTTCGATGCGATCCAGAGGGTGTGGGCCGAGGTGAGTAGGCTGGAATCTCTCATGAACACAGCAGAAGACAACGAGCCGAACGAATACCTCAACGACATCGCCATAGAGGAGGCGAACAAAGCTATGAATAAAACTAATAGGATTGCTGACTGGATATACGCAGGGCGGGAGGTTGCCTTGATCGTGGGTGGAGTTGTTCTGATTGGAACTATTTTCTACTTGTCATTCTCTGTCTTTTGGTTGCTCAAATAACTAAACAGTTAAGTGACTTGACAAACTTAATTGACATGCTATATTATATAGCGTTGATCGACAGTAATTGATTGGCATCTGGAAAGTTAATGTTTAACTATCTCAGATTATTTTTTAATTTCATTTGAAAGGGAAATGAAAATGGGAATCACAGAAGACGCACTAGACACAGCATTCGACATTCTGTCAGGGGGAGAGGCTGTCTGCCTTCTCGGGCCATCGGGATGTGGCAAGTCTTTATCGACCATGCCGGGAGGTAGCCTACATACAAGGCTTGCTCATTACCATGGAGTTGATCCATCAGAGTATGGTCACATTGACTTTAGGCCAGCCGTACAAGATCCGACAGAGGCTCTCGGATTGCCTTGGCCGAATCGAGATACAGGGAAAACTGAGAGGTTTCTTCCTGACAATCTTCCTACCGACCCAAATAGCTTTGGTATTTTTGTTATCGAGGAGATAACAATCGCGCCTAAGTCTTGGCACAATGCTCTGTATCAGTTTTTGCAGGAGCGCAGACTAGGTGACTACTTCTTGCCAGATGGCTGGGTCATTATGGCGACAGGTAATCGAGTGCAGGATGGGTGCGGCGCTACCAACCTACCCGCTGCACTGCGGGATCGGTTCTTCGATGTCGAGTATCTTCCTTGCCAGCCAGACTTTGGCAAGTGGGCTATCGAGCATGGCGTAGACTACCGAGTGGTGGCGGCGACCCGATGGCATCCCGATTTCGTGGAGGCTTTCGACGGCAAGGTCAAGGGTCAGCAATCTACTGGTCGATCTCTCACTAAGTTTTCTCGTGTACTAGAGAACTCTGGACTAACTCCTTCAAAGAGGGGGAGGAGTGCAGAGGATCGTCGAATCCAGCGGCTTGCCGTGGCGAAGCTAGGCGAGGAGGATGGTGGCCGCATGGCTTCCTTCATCGGGATCTTCTCCCGACTGCCGGACATCGACGACATTGTGAGTGGGCTATCGGAGTCTGTGGCTGTGCCTGTGGAGTTCGATGTTCAGGTGGCGACAGTGGCTCAGCTTGCCAAGATGTCTAACGATTCAAACATCGGAAACATCTTGCGGTGGATCGACCGTAACAGCGACACGATGAAGATCGTATTTGCTTGTGACGTAGAGGGTGCCGCACCGATGGCTCGCGACACTAAAGAGTACCGAGATTGGCGCATCGCCAATGACTCACTGTTTGACTAATAACAATAGTTAAAGATTAACTTTTAATTCAAAAAGAAAAGGGAATACAAATGTCAAGATCAGGACTTGCTTCAAAGGTTGTTATCATTGGAAGTATCCACAAAGAAGTAACCACCACTAAGAAGGATAAGGAAAGCGCAAGGCATGTAGATGCTGCCGTGGGCGGGGAGGACTCCGTGAACGTGAGCAAGAAGCTCATCGACAGGAAGTCTCTAGCAGCAATAACAGCTATCAAGAGTGAGTGGGTTAAGTACAAGAAGGAAATGCTGAGCCCGTTCAAGCGAGCCCCTCAAGGCTGCGGAATCCTTAAGACTGAGAACCTCACTGAGTTTGAGAATAAGTTCAGGGAGATCCATCGTGAATGGGAGAGGGAGGTGAATAACTTCTGCAATAACTATGATGAGGTGATCTCAGAATCTAAGCGTCGGCAGGGGAGCAACTTCAATGCCGGTGATCTCCCTAATAGTCGTGAGGATATGCGATCCAGATTCGTATTCGAGAAGGTATCTCCGTATGCCTTGGAGAATCCAGATGATCTTGCCTTTGCTCTTAGCGAAAGTCAGATCGACGAGATCAAGCAGGAGATCTCTGATGATATCATGAACGCCATCAGGAAGTCTCTTGAGGAATCGTTCGAGGCTGTTGCTGACATGGCAGAGAACCTTGCTGTCTACAACCCAGACGGGGAGACTAGGAAGGATAAGAAATACTACAAGGGTGCAACACTGGATAATGTACGCAAGGCTGCGGACTCATTGGATAACCTTAACTTCACGGATGATGAGGGCATCAAGGAAATCCAGAAGCGAATGCGAAAGATGATCGAAGGTCACACTCTTGAATCAACTAAGCAGAACAAGGCCAGTCGAGAGGTACTAGTCGCTGAAGCGAGTGACATCATCGAGAAGAATTTCTCATCGTTTGGCTTCTAGAAATTATTTTTTAATCTGAAAGGGAAACAATGATTACTATTAAACAACTAGAAGATAGGGTTCATAAGGCTAGACGCCATGTGATACTCGACATGCCGATGGCTCAATCTTCGGCAGTCAAGATGGGGATCTTCTTCTCCAACGCTCTACCAACCGCCGCAACGGATGGCCGCATGGTTGGGTTCAATCCGCTGTTCACAGCATCTCTCGATGAGCAGGAGCTTGAGTTCGTGGTTGCTCATGAGTGGTCCCACAAGATGCTCAGGCATCATGCTCGCGGCATGAAGATTAGGGCATCATTCCGCAATACATGGACAAGCTTTCATGAGAATATCCTCAATGAATCTGCTGATGAGGAAGCTAACTTTCTTCTGGAGAAGGCAGGGTTCAAGGTTCTCAATGGCTCCTGTCGTGACGTTCGCTTCGATGGTATGCCGATGGAGGAGGTATTCCAGATACTTCTCCATGAGCGTACTGCACCAGCGGATGAGCCCGAGGAAGAGGAAGGCCGTTCGCCAGTGGATGAGGATCAGGAAGAGGAATCTCAGGAAGATGAAGGAGGTAGTCAGGGTGAGCCATCGAGCAACGAAGACGAAGAAGATGAAAAACAGAACGTCTCGCAGGAAAACAACGCTGAAGGTGAGCAAGATACTGAAGGGGGTGACGACGGAGGTTCGGATGAGTCAGATGATGAAGGTGAGCCAGAATCGAGTGGCGACTCGTTCGGAGGTAGTAGTTTAGATGAATCTGCTTCTTTAACTGACGATCAGGTCGGTGATTACGAGCGACCCGATGTCAAGGAGTGGGGCAAGCTTCACTCCGAGGACAACCCCACGTCATCAGAGATTCATGAAGAGGATATGGACAGCAAGGCTGAGCAATCCAATGACCTTGCGGTGGCTAAACTGAGTGGCAAGCTACCTCAGGATATCGAGAGGATACTTAAAGATCTTAAAGATAAGTCTGATGTGGATTGGATTGCCGAGATGGCTGACTTTGTATCCGAAGCTTGCGGTGAGAACACTGACATCACTTGGAGAAAGCCTAATAGGAAATTTGCTTGGATGGATACTTACCTTCCTTCACCTCTCAAGGAGGGACTAGGTGAGATAACTGTACTGATCGATTCGTCAGGTTCTATGGATGAGAAGATGTACGAGGTCGCGGCCTCGGAAACAGCACATCTAATCAACGGGGCGGAGCCAGCAAAGACCAATGTCGTAGAGTTTACTACTCGTATTGTTTCCGTAGTTTCTTTTGAGGATGGTATCGAAATTGATACGATGCCTGAGCGAAAGGATTGGGGCGGCACTGATGTGTGTGTCGGGTTCGATTGGGTACAAGAGAATGCACCAGAGACTACTGCCATTGTAGTCATTAGTGATATGGAGTTCTTCCGATGGCCGGAAGACACAGGAGTTCCCGTCCTGTGGGTGAAGGTTCCGCCGAGAGAAGATAACTCTTGGTACTTCGGCCAGCCCCCGTTCGGAAAGATGATTACTGTTCGATGATTTGTATTTTTATTCCAATCATTTTAGTGTATAGTTTTATTTAACAACGCACGAAGGAGTTTGATCGTGAGCTTGAATAGAAAGGTGAAAGACATGGACACTAAAGAGTTGAGAATGTCAGAGCTAGATGCTTCGACCCTACCCAGCGGATTCATTGACGAGGAAACGCTTGACCAAATAAATGATTTGAATCGACTCACTCAAGTATTAGTTAGGTGTGGAGGGGGAAGGTTTGTGTGTGCTGCTCAAGATGCGAAGCACTTTATCGATATCATAAGTAAGGATAACTCTGACTACGTTAGGGATGTATCGGTAGTTCCTCAGGGATCTGACAGATACTAACTTCACCTACTTTATGAGGAGTTTGAATTGATAATAGCAACCAGGCATGGGATATTTCTCATCACTAACACTCTTGAGTTTGGGGAGATCGGCGACGAGGATGAATTAGCATATGACATCTCAGACTTTGGCATCCAGCTTAGGTCGCCCTCTGCTTCAGACTTGATGGGATTGATTGAAAGTTTCCCTGACCAATGTAGTGATTGCGTAATACAGGAAGTTAACTACTTAGAGATGCCGTCCTTTAGGTTCGGGGTTGAGATGGAGCCAGAGGATTGGGTTAACCTTCTGGCTCGGCTTGGTGCAGGCGTTACCTACACTAGCTTCACTGATGAGGTCAAGCAGTTATCCGACGAGGGGTTTGTGGATTCAGGTTTAGTTACTTTGATATTAAACTTAAAGGTACTGATGATGCAGATATACTCAAGGATGTTCGGACCCTTCGACTCTCGAACAATTAACTAAGGGATTAATAGTGGATGATATAACTGATAGAAACAATAAGCCTACTGATGGGTTCTGCGAAGGCTGCGTCTTCGACAAGGGGGGCAAGGCTATTTGCGTATTTCCGGCAGATGGCAAGTGTGTCATGGTCGAAGACATAGCCGAGACTCAATGGATATAGATATGAGTTTGTCTATAAAAAAGAAGAAGGAGTTACTTGACTTAAAATTCAAAGAACTGCGTAGAGAAAAGGATCGCTTACGCGCACTGGTTTCGATGCGTCGTGAAAAAGATCCGCAAGTTGCGCTTGATCAGGCAGACGGCGAATTGCATAGGGTGATATCTCTGGTCAAACAGATGACGACAGACATCGGATTAATGAAGATCGATCTGTACGGCGATTGGGCACCTAAGAAAAAGAAAGGTGATGACTTTGATTCAAGAGAGAAGCAAGATTAATTCCATAACAACATCCATAGAGCCACCCTCCATGATCGTTGGGAGGTCATCTTTTGCTGAGGGTGACGGGAATAAAAGGTTATACCTAAACGGATTCGAGGCTGGGTTGGAAATTGTTATGGAGTATTGGGAAAGCAATACAGATATAGAGGTTGCAAAGAGCAACATAGAGCATGTCAAAGATTTGATGCGCGCTACTGAAAACAAAAACAAATTCATCAAAGGGAAGAAATAATCTTGAGTAATAAATACGATGTAGAAAACAGCTTCAGCGGACCAGAGTCGATGGACGAATGCTCTTACTGTGGGGGTACTGGTCAGATAAACAGGAGTGTCTTCGGTAAGAAGCTGCGTAACGACAGGAATACCCTTGGAATTAGTCAGAAGAAGTTGGCTGAGGAGTGTGGGATATCTGTTGCGACCGTATCTTTGATAGAGAATGGAGTCCATAGTCCAAGGAAGCCCACCTTGGTTATGATTAAACTTGCTATGGATAAGTTTGAAGAAGATATAAAAAGGGGTTAGGCGCTATGCCCAAATACGATTACATCTGCAATAAGGGTCACGAGTTTTCTGTTTACCAATCAATAAAAGCTGACCCATTGAAGACTTGTATCCAGGGCAAGTGTCGATGCAAAGTGAAGAAGCTGATAAGTAAAACTTCGTTCGCCCTCAAAGGGGGCGGGTGGTATAAGGATGGATACTAATGCCTAGAGTTGGAGACGACCTCTCGCTTGAGCCCTCACTCGATGAGGAGGATTACGTTCAAGGTGAGGGTGATAAGCAGGAGCGGGACTACGACGAATATGATTTGGAATATGACTCGATGGATTACTCCAATCTAGTTGGTCGGTAGGGAGACAATGCACCTGTAGCTCAGTTGGATAGAGCAGCTGCCTTCTAAGCAGCGGGTCGCAGGTTCGAGTCCTGCCGGGTGCGCCATCTTATTTAAGCAAGGAGTAGTAAGTGAATGACAATGACTGGTTAGTATCTTGGTCATCAAGAGACATTGTTAACAAGCAAGAATGTCAGTACATCGCTGATGTCGTGATGCTTTTACAGAAGGAGGTGTTGGCTTTGGGGGATCTGAAGTCCGTGAAGGTTGAGCCCATCAACCGGGAGGGTCAGCCCTGATGGAAAGCAGAGGTGTGCAGAAGGGAACACCCATGACGAGGGAGTGCCAAGATTGTGGGGGTAAGTGGGTTTTCTATTACCGCAAAGCAATGGAAAGAATACATGATGGTAACGCTATGAACTTCATAGTTTGTAGCGTGTGTGCCGAAAGGTCGTGGAGAAACGAGAGAAAGTCTCGCCTACCATACCTGCACTGAGTAAAGTTGCATACAAAAGGGAGGAGCTGCCTGTTCGGGCTGGCTCCTCCCTTTTTTTTGGAGAATATAATGAGCAGTAAGAAAAATAAAAATAAGTTATTAATAATAAACAGCGAGGCAAGCAGTGCTGAGTGGGATACTTTCTACAAGGAGGTGGAGGATCTCATTCTCAATGAAGACGAAGACAAGAGAGATAAGCCGATCAGGTTATATGAAAGTGTCTTGCGAGCGCGTCAAGGCCAGTCTTAAGTAATCTCATATCGACATCTTTATCTAGGGCAAGGCAAGTTTCTACTGCGATCAAGCAATCCTCGCCTTGTTCTCTTAGGCTGTCTCTGGCTGAGGAGATTGCCATTATCCTTGAAGCCATAAGGTTTGCAGACTCCCTGAACCCTGTCTTCACGCCTCCGCTCATCGATGGAGACCTGAGGAAACAGCCAGATACCTGCATCAATGATAGGTACATATCTGCCGCAGAGTATTGGTTTCTGTCTATCTTGTCCTTCAGAAAAAGCTCATCGAATTTAGTCTGATCTAATACCCTAGACCTCCTGAATATTCCCTTCGCATCTATCTTTTCTAACTGGATATTTTTTTTGGATTGATATTCATCAGTGCCAGACTCAATCAATACCGGATATGTCATCGATCCAATCATCTTGTTTTGCTTCTTCTTTTCCTTCATCGCCTGCGTCCCCAAGGTCTATGTCTGCCAGTGAATCGGCAATGTCTGAAGAGCTTTCCCCATCAGCGTACCTGCCGCACGTCGGGTCGTAAGATAGGTGGCAACTACCGACCTCCCCTAACCACTTGAACCGACACTTCCACACAGTCATTGTGGCCCCGCCTTCTTCGTCGCGAGAAACCGTCACCCCGAAGTCTGCCTTAGCCCACCAAGCAGCAGAACCTGAGATGTCACCGCCCGTAGGCACAGGTATCTTCCCGCCCTCGCCACGGTACATCTTCTGCGGATGAGCAACGATCCATATATGTATATGAAACTTCTTTGCGAACGCATGAAGCTTTGTCAGCATCTCTGATATTGCATCAGTCTCTAGTGTTACATCAGTGTAGTTGAATGGGTCGATCAGGAGTCCGTTTATCTTCTCATTCTCAACCAACACCTCTGCCCTACTGAGGATAGAATCTATGGTGTTCGACGAAGAAGAATCAATAAAGAAGAAATGCTTATCCAACCAATCAGCAGCATCTATAAGATCCTCTTCATTGATCTTGGAACTGCCCTCGAATATGGGCCTGCCTGAATACTTCTCGATCAGCTTACCCGCATGGATCTCAATGGGATTCTCGGCTGAGAAAATTGCGAACTTCCATTCCTCCTTGACCGCCAGCGAAACCATGAAGTAGTCGATGAGTTCACTCTTCCCGCTTCCCGGTACGCCAGTGACTACTGTGACCTGATCAGAGCATACTGTGTACAAGTTATCCACAGAGTTCAGCCCAACCTTTGAACCGCCCTTGAACCCCCCAACACGAAGGTCGTCGATGTACTTAGTAACGGAAGAGGCTCTTACGATTCCCTCGTAGAGTATGTTCTTCACCTCGCCGAGAGCAGTCTTCATGATCTGTGGGCCATGAACGACTAGGGCTTCGTTGGCATCCTTGACTCCATACTTAGACCAGTCGATTGTTCCGACACGCTTCCGGCCAAGGTAATCTGTCAGCTTAGATGAGAACCTTCGGCCCTTCTCGTCGCTATCCACAGCTATTACAACGTCTACTTTGCCTTCCTCTAAGGCTATCAGCACTGGCTTCAGGAAATCCGGCGGGCTGTCGCCTGATATGTTCGCACCCTTAGGCACGCTGTGCGCCTGTAAGCCGCATGACCTCATAGCTATCGAGTCGAACTCACCCTCTACAATTACAATCGTTCCTGAAGGATCCTCGGGGAGCAGTGGGTACAGCTCTCGGCATACACCTGTCTGGGAGAAGTCCTTCGACGATGAGCTTCTCCACTTGATCGACCCATCGCTGTATCTAAACCCGATAGCCTCTGACTTTCCTCCAAGTTTGTTAAAATATATGTCACTAGATTTAAGTATATTCTTCCTCATATTATTATCTATCTGCATAAAATCGATAGATCTTTTTTTAAGTATAGAATCTAGAAAGTTATCATCAGCAACGCTGAAGTCTGGTGTCTTCCTGGGAACAACAGCCAAAGGTGCTGTTGACTGAATCGCTTCATCCATAAATGATTGTCCCTTCGCTTCGCAGTGGTGGCAGAACCACACTGCTTGGTTTTCCTCGAACGTCACGCTTAAGCATTTCGCCCTCCGGTTTGCCCCACTCCGCTCGTCAGAGCAGTCTGGGCATCTAAATGTTCTAGTGCCTAAACTACTGGAATAGAACTCTTCTTTAATTAATGTCTTTATATTCGTACTCATCTATTTGTTTAAGGGTATTGACAAGGTGTCTCTGACTACCCTATATGTTCCTATAGCCGATAGAGAACATCCGATCCCTTGATGGGATCGAAGTATAGTTCCCTTAAGTGTATGTGAGCATAACGCTAGGACGGTCCATCCTCCTGGGCCTCGGAGGAGGGGAGGGGTAATCCCTTTCTCCTTTCCCTCCTCCACCTAGCCAGTGTTATTACCTAACACCCGCCGCTGCTCTGCGCTTTTTAACTAGGTCTCGGCGAATCCGCAATGGCATATCGTAAAGTTCTTTAAAAGAATTTCGGGTATAATCCACATCCAGACCCGCGCAGTCGCAGACCTCTTCAAAGAAGTCAGACGCTACCCAGTCCATGATTAAAGACCACTCGTACCTGTAATCTTTTCCTTTGCTAGAGCAGATATCCTTAACAGCTTGCGTGATAACCGAGACGTTAAGCTTTTTGATAGACTCCTCACTGTTATTAAAGACCTCGGGTTCTCCTTGTCTAATTGGTGATATGCCTTTATCACCTTTATCTGCCTGTCGTTCTTGATCACCTCTGCGTCTTGGAGAAGATCCATTATCAAGGACACATCCAAGTCGGGTCTCCGGGTCGCGTACCATACTATTACTCCTAGTTCTACATCGCCCTCGATAGGCGAGCTTGGCGGTTTGACCTGCTCTAAGAAATGTTTCTTATAATTAAGTGCCTTCTCGCTCTTGATCACTCTGACTTTACCTTTTATCCTGACTAACCTGCGAGAGTTTGATTTTGATGCAGGTTCACCTGCTATTTCCTGCGACCAATCCTGATCCTTAGATACTGTAGCGCAGATAGGGCTTGACAATTCCACGAATAACACCAATCATAACATTAAAGGGTTGACTAAATGAAACTTGAGAACAAACATAACGCTCCAAAAGCTTTCATGAACTTCTGCGCCGATGACAAATACTCCAGAGGGGACAGTGACTACTCTGTAACAGACTTGTTAGAGGAGCCAAGGATTGTCGCACTCAAGAAAATGTATCCAGATATTGGGGTTGAAGATCCGTATGAGAACCCTTGGAAGTATATCGGCACCATGTTTCACTCTATCCTTGAAGAGTATTCTCCCGACGATGAGCTATCTGAAGAAAGAATATTCTCCGAGGTAGATGGAGTGAAGATTTCTGGAGCAATGGACGTTCAGATAATCGACGAGGAGGGTAATGTTTCTATCGGAGATTACAAAACAACTTCAGTATTTTCCTTGAAGGATGTGGATAAGTGGGAGAAGCAACTCAACCTCTATCGTTGGCTTGTCGAGAGGGAGAAGGGTCTCACCGTCACTAAGCTAACGATCTATGCTTTTCTTAGGGACTGGAAGATCTCTATGTCTGAAAAGATTAGGGACTACCCACCAACTCCGGGCATCACTGTTGATATCGATTTGTGGCACAAACATAGGGTCGAAGATTTCGTGAGGTTCCGAATAGAACAACACGAGCAATGCGAAGGTCTGACGGAGCCTAAACTTCCTCACTGCACTCATCATGGGAGGTGGCCTTCGGGCACTTTATATACCGTTGAGCCCCTTGAAGTATCCGGCCCAGAGAAGAAGAAGCTTTTCAAAACGAAGAGAGAAGCAAATAAATACTATGATGGATTAGAGTTAACAGAGCAGATGACTACGTTTCAAGATAAGACCTTTGAAACCTACAGGAGATGTAAGTCTTACTGTGATTTTTCTAGCGTTTGCAGCGCGTGGAAAGAATGGAAGGAGGAAAGAAGTGAGCAAATCTAAAGAGGATAAGGTATCGATTGACGCAACGCTGGGTGCGAAAGAGATCGCACTCAAAGCACCCTTCCCGCCAAACAGGATCAAGTGGCGGGCTAGTAACTTCAGGGGCGGCAAGTCAACAGCCCTGCTCTACATCGACGCAAGAGATGTTATGGAGAGGCTCGACGAGGTAGTCGGTATCAATAACTGGATGACTGAGTACAAAGACCTTGAGACTCGATGCGTCTGCAAGTTAAATATTCGGTACGATAATGATTTTGATTGGGTTATGAAGAGTGATGTAGGCACTCAGTCTACATTTGAGGGTGAGAAAGGTATGTACTCGGACGCAATCAAGCGAGCAGCGGTGCAGCATGGTATAGGCAGATACCTATATGATGACAGCATCCTCGGAGGGAAGGCTTTCGCTCTCTCGGATAAGACCTTCTCACCTGCGGCCAACGATGAGATCACCCAGCTAGTGACTTATCATTACAGGATGTTTACTAACCAGAAGGCAGTGCATCTAAACACCCTGTTCAGCTCAGCCATGAACTACAAGACGATCATGGAGTATTACGAATTGAATAAGTCTTTGGTAGATGAGCTTAAAGAAGAAGATGTGGTCGCCGCAAAGGCTGTTGGCGAATCATTTAAGAAGTGGGCGAAAGCTCTCAAGTCGATGGAAGGATAAAGATATGTCTAAAGTTTACGGAAGCATTCGGAAGAACGAAAAGAAAGCTAACGAACGTCAGCCGGACCTAAGAGGGTCGGTACGCATCGGCGGTTTCACTGGTCAGCGGGCAGAAGAAAAGAACCGAGAGGCTGCTTCTTGGCTTCGCAATGTTGCCAAGGATTTTTCTGAGAAGAAAGAAACATTCATTAGCTTGGCTGTTTGGAAGAAGGTCGATACAGAAACAGACGAGCCATATCTTTCTATTTGTTTAGAGGATAATACATGGGCATCCAAGGGTGGTGGTCAAGGTGGTGGTGGTCAAGGCAATCGGTCAAGTGTGCAGAACTCGGAAGCTCCGAAGACGAAAGTCGCTTCAGACGAAGGCATCGACGATATCGCTTTCTAAAAGTGTACAAGTCAGAGAGTTATCTCAAGTACGTCAGGGAACATGCTTGTCTGATTTGCGGAGTGACAGGGGTAGACGCATATCATCCTCGTCAGTCTGTCACTGGGGAACTTAGCGGTATGGGCATGAAGCGGTGCGGCGACAACCTCGCCGTTCCGCTCTGCCGGAAAGATCACATGCTCTGCCATACACACGGCAGGGAAATTACATTCTGGGTGGAACACGGAGTTGATCCGAAGGAATGGTCGGAGGAGAGTTTCGAGACATGGAAGACATTGCAATAAAGTTTGAAGCACAGTTAGCTTCAGCAAGTATGACTAACTCCGGTGGTCACAAGATCGTACTCAGGATAAACCCTGAGGACATACTGGATAACCCTCACAACTCTTCACAGCAGTCAGTGAATACATCAAGGGTTAGATCATTAATGCTTCAGCAACCCAATACAAGATTCGCTTGTGCGTTGGTGCAGCTAGAGGATGAAACAGATCAGCCCGTCGAACCTCAGGATATAAAGAGAGCTTCAAAGATAGGCGCTGTAGTATCTATGCTCTGTCGTTCTGAAGGTGATTCTCTTCTCCCCTGGCTTCTGGGGCGATGGGGAGACGAGAAAGACTATGATGTATTTGACGATTCTCACACAGAAGAGCAGATGTGCCTGTTAATCCTGAAGGACATAGCTGGCTTTGCTTCTCGCGCTGAACTAAAGAAGAACCCAGAAGCGGTTGAGAGGCTTGAAGAGATAATCAATGAGTACAGATTTGGATAAACAAGATCGGGGCAAGGTGGAGCTATTCGATATAGTCGTTAACCCAGCTCACTACACAGAGGGCAGATCGTTTGAACCTGTCGATGTGATAGAGGATTGGAATCTGGATTACCAAATGGGTAATGCGCTCAAGTATATATCGAGAGCTGGAAGAAAAGGGTCTTTGATTGCTGACCTACAGAAAGCAATCTTCTATTTGGAGAGAAGGATCTCCATCGAAACTGAAAGGAACTGGTAATGGGTAAGCATAAGAATTGGGAAACTCTAATTGATCAACTCAACGAGGAGGGGCAGTCCATCAAGATTAAGATGGGATCTCCGGGGTCGGCTCAGGTGACCCGCTGCCGGCTGATGAGTAACTATGACGGCCTTGATGTGAGAACCGAAGGGCCTTACTTGCTACTTGATCTAGCATAGGTAAGGCCAAGCCTATCGACGATGGACTCTTAGCTCAGTTGGTCAGAGCAACCGGCTCATAACCGGGCGGTCCTGGGTTCAAGTCCCAGAGAGTCCACCGTTTCTTCATCTGCAATCTCTATACAGATATCCATACCAGAGACTAGGTTGTTCAGCTCCTTGCGGAGTTCATAGGATAAGCCTTCTCCGAGAGATAATTTAATTTCTTGTTGAGACATTATATTTAGCGCCTCCAGCAAGTGCGCTTTAGCTTTGAGTATATTCCCAACATTGTTAGAAATCTTCACTGTCAATACTTCCATCTTCATAAAAAAACCTGTTCTCTACTTCACACAACACGGAGTAGAACTTCTTGTCGTGACCGTCGCACTCCCTTCTCCAGTGTGGGCCATGCTCATAGTGGGATATGACATGGCAATACTCATGGATCAGAACTGATATCGATTCACTTCTTGATATAGATTTACTTACCCTTATGAGGGGTTTGCCTTGACCGATCTCCACATAACCGAGACAGTCTTTTGATTCTTTGGGTAACTTCTCTACCCTTAAGCTAGACTTCCTTTCATATACATAAATTAACCATCTATGTATTTGATGTAGTCTATCTCTTACACTAAGAATACTTCGCTTTGATCCTTTCGATACTGATCCACTCGACATCGAAGTCCCCCGATTTTACGTTGTGAAGAACTGAAACTCCCCTTCTCCACATCATGTTCGCTGGGCCTGCCCACTTCTCGGAATGCTCGAAGTAGCATCCGGCAACCAACCCGTGGAGGTTCTTCCCCGCACTGTCTGTGCGGACGGAGTGATCGTAGGTGTGAGTGTGTCCCTGTATGCAGGTTCCAAACTGTTTAGTCACTAGGCTTGCAGCTTGGTGCATACCTGAGATCGGCCTTCCCATCACCCCGCTAGTGAAGTAATGAGCAAAGGAGCATCCATGTATCCGCTTGGGGATAAGGAATGGAACTTCCTCCCAGCCTAGATCCTCAAGTCTTAGATCTTTGGTTGATATAACGTCCTCAAACCTCGGCTCTGACTCAATGAACCTAGAGATTCTATTCTCATGGTTTCCTATACAGAATATAAGCTCAGGGTTATATCGTTTTTCTTTCTTAGTGCCTCTGTTGTACTCATCTAGCTGATAGTTAAATCTAAGCATTCCGTCTAGACCAACGTCGATATCCTTCCAGTAAGACGCCCCGTTGAAAGACTTACTACCCGGCTTATCGAATGAGTTCAGGGAGTGCATGTCCCACATATCGCCGATGTTGACGATGTAGTCTGGCTTTATATCGACAACCAACCGACCCAACCATTCATACCGATGGTTAGGTATCCCCGGCTTCGCATGGCTATCAGGCACAACCAGTATGGTCTTCCCTAACTTTGCTTTGCTTTCTACTCTTTTGTACGGCGGAGGGGGTTGTAGCTGATGTATCCCTCTGCGTATTTTTTCTGCATGAGTCTCGTTCTTCTCTGCTTTATCCATAAAAGAAAAGGCCCCCGCTTTCGCGAGGGCCTATCTCCTTCTCTTCTATTCCACGATGGCGTCTACCGCATCACAGTACATATCTATATCAATTAGATATTCCACTATGGGACGAGGGATTTCATCGTGCATGAGCGACCTAATCGCTTCGGGATTCGGGACCGGACAAGTCGGCATCGGGATCTGAGCCTGTCGATTTACGCAGGCGGCGCTCCCAATGCTTAACCAACAGACGACGAGAAGGGCGAGGCCCCGTAAGCTTTTCGACACCACGAGATATCCTCTTCAGTTTATCTTCTGCCGCTTCTTTTTTGACATTAGATCTGCCGATAGATTCTTTACCCTCACCCCATACGAAGATGAGGACAACCACAAGCACGATCAGGAATGATGCCAGCAGTGTAAACTCTGCCATTAGGCATTCTTGGCGTTGCCGAAGTTGCCTCCGAGCATATTAATAAACTTAAGTAGCGCATCTGCAATCTTGTTGTCATTCATGTTTGGCGTCATCGTGGCAATAACGGCGAATGCACCGACAAGCTTGAGCGCGATATCCAAAAGATTTCCTACGTTAAAGATCAACCAATCCATTACACACCTCTTCGTTTGGGTTGGAACTCTATGTGGATATGATCTTTTTCAAGAACCACATCGAACTCTTCCCCTAGTTCTTCAGCCAAGCCCTCTGTGAACTCAGCCAATCCATCTGATTCTATTGCCCATATTCTCACGTCGGCTGCGTAACCAACGTAGTGCAAAGAACCTGAGCCATGCCTGCCATCTACTATAGATGTGACAACCATCTCTCTAATTCCCATGCTCTCGAAGTACCCATGAGCAATGTTGATACCCATCACCATCTCTGGCTTGATGCCATTCATGGAGACGCCGTGTTTAATTCTAAGTGACATTAGTTTATACCTCTGAGGAATGGTATCGGACCCGGCATAGACTCTCGATACCTCTCGGTCCCGGCGAGCGTGGCCTTAATCGCCTTATCGATATAATCTAGCTGCCTCCTCTTCTGGTCGTCTGTCATATCCTTGGATAAATAAATTCTCTTACGTTGAGATCTAAGTTCATTTATTTTATTATTTACTTTTTCAAGTCTAGGTTTGAGAGCAGCGACATCGCCGTACTTCTCATTCAACCTGACAAATCGATCAGGGTCTTGGGTTCTTGCGGCCTGAAGGGAAGCATGTACACCTCTGACTGAGAAGATGAAATCGTTCCATCTCTGCATTTGCCCGCTAGATCCACCCGCATCTTGGAATAGAGTACCAATCACAGGGATCTCGTCTGATCTCCAGTCAAGCATGATCGGCTTTCCTGTCGCCATCTTGTACGCAGAGTCTACTGCGGTTAAGAGGTAAGACCCCATCGTGCCTGAGTATCCATTTAAGACATGCTCAATCTTCAGAGGGCTTACATTGAATGCTTCACCCAGACCCTTTGCGAACTCAGCAGTATAGTATTTGTATTGCTCAGAGG